GCTGACTTCTTATTACAAGAGAACGGCGATAAAATTCTACTGGAAACAGGAGGTGGTATTTTGCTTGAACAACAGCCAACGCTTATAGATGTAAATGATTCAGTTACTGTATCAGAAGACGTAAGTTTATTTATTACATCATATTTCTTAAGTGTATACGATTCTATTTCAGTAGTAGAAGCGTTGGTTTATGACCCTGATTTAATTATTGTAAGTGAATATGTACTTATTAAATTAGGATCTTTTGAGCCAACTGATTTATATGATGACGTCACGGTTTCAGAAAATATTAATTTATTCATACCAGAATTATTTATTAACGTATTTGATTCAGTATCCGTTTCAGAAAATATTAATTTATATATTCCAATATTATATCTATCAGTATCTGATTCAGTGACCGTTTCAGAAAATATTAATTTATTCATTACTGAATACTTTTGCAACACTTTTGATTCAGTTGCCGTTTCAGAAAATATTAATGCATTCATAAATCAACAAGTACCTAGTGTATTTGATTCAGTCACTGTTTCAGAAGATGTTGTATTATATATTCCGACTTATATAAGCGTCTATGATGATATATCTGTTTCAGAAAATGTAGATGTATTAATAAAAACAGATGAAGATTTCTATGAATCAATATCCGTATCAGAAAACATTGTATTAAATATACCTGTTTATATAGGTATCTATGATGATGTAAGTGTTTCAGATGTATCTACAATTCAATCTACTAATGGATTCTTTACTGATGATATAACGGTATCAGAATATATTAATCTATACATCCCAATATTATACTTATCTGTATATGATTCAGTGACAGTTTCAGAAGAAGAATCTGAGGAAGGAATATTATCAATCTCTGTATATGATATCGTAGTAGCAGATGATATAAATATTACTACTTATGATCAAGCTGATGTTGATTATGATGATATTGATGTCTGTTACAATGGTATTCCATTAGTATTTATAGAAATTGTTTCTAACCCGAGTATTTATGATGATGTGACCGTATCAGAATATGTGGAGTTATTTATACCGATAATGACTCCGTCCGTATACGATGACATCACGGTTTCCGAATATATATTATTGAGTATACCATTACCAGTAGATGTCTATGATGACATACCTGTTTCTGAAAATATTGAAATATCAATTAAGACTGATGAGGATTTCTACGAATTAATAACAGTATCTGAAGATATATTATTAAGTATCCCATTACCAGTAGAGGTATATGATTTAATTTCAGTATCTGAATATGTATTATTAAGTGTTCCACTCCCAGTAGAGGTGTATGATTCAGTGTCTGTTTCAGAAAATGTAGATATATCAGTAAAAACAGATGAGGACTTCTATGAATTAATAACCGTTTCAGAAGACATTCAATTACAAGTTTCTGTTTCAATAGATGTAAATGATTCAGTTTCAGTATACGAAGATGTATTATTAAGCATTCCATTACCAGTTGACATAAATGATTCAGTCACTGTATCTGAAAATATTGAAATATCTGTTCAAACAGACGAGGATTTCTACGAATTAATCACTGTTTCAGAATATATTGTATTTGATATTAGGCTTCCTGTTGATGTATATGATACTGTATTGGTGACTGAAAACATAAAACCAGAGATGGTATCCCACATATACCCAATAGAAAATGTATTTGTTTACGAATATTTTTCATCAATTAAGAATACTTTTGGTTATGATATCCCATCAAGACGTCCAATGGGCGATATTGATATCCTTATTGGTATGGGAGATGCGCCGATATATCGCAGATTAGGTGAAATAGATATAATAAGTGATGCCGGATCCGGTACCTCAGTCGAGTATATAGGGTCAGGAGAGATAGATAATAACTATATAATTGGAGGAGGATTATAGGGACTGTGATAAACTTATTTATATAGTGTGATAATATAATATAATGCTTACTCTTAGAAGTGATAATCGAGTTTTAATAAATAGCGCTAAATTCGCTTATTTAGTGCAAAATTATCAAGAAAATGCCTCATCTGTAGAGGTTTCCAATATAGAGCCGTTTAGTGTCAATACGCCCATATTATTAGGTGAAATAGGGCAGGGAGATGCAGAAATACTAAAGGTTAATGCTATTAGTGGCACCACAATAACACTTGGAGATGTCAATAATATAGCTACAACCACAGTTCATTCTCACCCAGAAAGCACCAAGGTTATAGCATTACCGTATGATCAGATTAGATTTTATTGGACAGCCGCATTAGGGACAATAGCCGATGAAAATCCTGTATTTGACACCGCTAATCCCCTAACAGACTGGCAAGCTCTTGATCCATCTTCGTTTTATAGCACATATGCTGATGTAGCCCATTCCTCTGGTTTTGGGTGGTTTATGTACCGTAATGCGATCACAGGGGAAACTTCTCAGGAATCTAACCCAATTCCTTATGCCGGTTTTAATTTAAATACCGTTCAGCAAGTTTTTGCTGATTTCGATAGTTTGTTAAATACAAATGAATTAAAATTGGTTTCTGTAAATGATAAATTCTCTTGGCTTAATGAAGCGTTAGCCACTATAAAGAATAAGCTAAATCTCACTAATGTAGAATATTTTGTTTCTACCCCCAAAACAATATCAATAGTAGCTGGTACTGCTGAATATATTCTTCCTGATGATTTTTCTGATATTGTAGAAATAAATGGTGTAGGTGACATAGGAAGTCTTTTAAATGGAAATGCAATACCATTTATGCCAGTATCTCAAGTGATGACTTATAATAATACCCTACCTACTGTTTTAAAACATTATTTACGTGGAAGATATATTGGATTTGCTCCGACTCCAACAACTAATGGAGAAGTAAAATATACCTATCGTGGTAAGGCTACAAGAGTTACTAGTTTAAGTGATTATATTGATCTACCTGACAATGCCTTCTACTGCTTAAAAGATTGGATGATGTATCGTGCTTATTTAAAATTTACTAATCCTCTAGCGACGGCATATTATCAGTCATTTAAAAATTCTATTGATCTGTATATGCAAGCTAGTGTTAAGAGAAATGCTAATCTAGATACATGGGACATAGAAAATAGTTCTAATAATTAAAAAATATGCGTGAGAGTGGAACAAAACAAGAAAGAATATCGCTTCCTTACTTTGATGGCGTTAATCCAACTGTTCAACAAGTTATTGCTAGAAGATCTGAATTATCACATGCTGAAAATGCTAGGGCACCAATAATCGGTGTTTTAGAAAAGAGAGAGGGGCAGATTGCTATCGGCACTGATGTAGGTGGCGTAGTTTTTAAAACAAAGGGTAATTATGGATTGTCTTATTTTGATGATGGAGGAACAGTAAGTAATAAATTATTAAGAGTCTCCTCAATAGATGGTATTGTTGCTAATATATATTATTTAAATACTTCAGATATATGGACTGTGATCGATAATGATATTGCTCTTAATTTATCATTATCTACTTGTGATTTCACTAATGTAGAAGGTAAATTAGTCATTGTTAACGGCACTGATCCAAATATGATGATCACTGGCCAGATAGGAGTAGGTACTCCCATGATAGATTCTACAACCCCAGGATCACTATATAATAGCCCTAGGGCAAATAAAGTAGCTTTTTACAAAAGTAGAATATATTTAGCAGATTACTTTGATGACAATAATAATGAATTAAAAACCACAGTTCTTAGATCATCTTATCCGATGGGAATAGTTTCATTATTAAATGGTGATGTGACTGCGGTGGATGGAAGTAATAATTGGGTTTTACCGGTTACTGATACAAAATATTTATATAGTGCTCCCGGGATGAATTCATATGAGATATATAGAGGTAATCAAAAAATAGCCACTATAACAGTGACTAGTATTACTGAAATAAATATGGTTGCATCAAATGGAAATGTTGTATTCGAATCTGGATTTTCTTCTTTCTTGTCTGCCGATGAAGTATGGATCGCTGGAACATTCACCGGTGAAAAACAATATAGATGGGTTGCTAATTCTTCTTCAATAGGACGTGATGTCAAACAATATGATACATTTAAACTCGTAGGAGGTGATGAAGATGCAATAACTTTATTAGAGCCAATTGGGAATATTTTGATGATTTCTAATAAGAATGCATTGATGACATGGAATGATTATACTTTAGAGAATTTTGATATAGGAGTTGGATGTTGTTCTAAGAATGGTTATGTGAAGATAAAGGGAGGTTTATATTTTCTTCATTATTCCGGTGTTTATATGACCTCTGGAGCGATCCCACAATTAGTATCACGTAAAGTTGAAAGATATATAAGAGGAGCGACCAAGTCTGGGATAGAAAATGCAGCAGCCGGTTATAAAGGGTTGAGTATATTCTTCACTATAGGAGATGTGACTCTTTATAATAATGACGGTTCATTATGGAAAACTTTAAATCAGGTTTGTTTAGAATTTAATGTAGCTGATCAAAATTGGTATGTTCATACAAATGTGACAGCCACTCAGATGGAAACATATATACAGTCTTCCGGCAAAGAAAGATTGTCTACATGCTCAACCACATTAGCAGAAGACGAAATATTAGGACCGGAATTAATAACCAATGGAACATTTTTAGGAAATTCTAATAATTGGAGTTTAGGTCCAGGGTGGACTTACGGAAGTAATAAGGTGACCTTCACGGCACCATAAATAATATATGGCTATACAATTACCCTTATCTACGGATAAATTATCTTCACCAAGTCACTCTTTATCACATAGAGTGTTTGCAAATGACGATGCTGCTCCAGAGCAGTCTGTTGTTGTTGACTCATTAGGAGATATTACTATACCGGGTAATTTAACCGTGAGTTCTGTGATAACAGGTGTAGTTCCTTATACAGGAGCAACTGGAGATGTTAATTTGGGTGCTAATGGATTAACTCTTAATGATATTACGGTAAGTTCCTTAACAAATCATTATATCCCCTATGCAGGAACTGCTGGGTTGCTTTCTAATTCAGGATTGTCTTGGGATGGAACAAAACTTAACTTGGCAGGAAATCTCAAAGTAACAGGAACTTCTACCTTAGGAACTATAAACGGAATATTGAAAGCAACTTCTGGTCTTGTTTCTGCTGCTACGGGAGGAGTAGATTACGAGTTCCCTTTGACTTTTAGTAATGGATTAACTCGTTCTACTAACAACATAACCAATGATCTAATAACAGGAAAGAGTGGCGGACAGACTATAATCGGTTCTACTGTTACGAATGAGGACTTGAACATCAGAAGTAACTCTGCTGATTTGACCACAGGTTCTGTGAACTTTTTAGACACTCTTGATGCTTCAAGCACCGAAGCCAGTGCTGTATTTAATGGTGGAGTTTTGATAAACAAGAAAGCAAGAATTAAAGATACATTAAGGGTATATAGCACTCTTGATGCTTCAAGCACCGCAGCTAGTGCTGTATTTGAGGGTGGAGTTTTGATAAACAAGCAAGCAAGAATAAAAAATACATTAAGAGTAGATAGTAATATCGTTTCTTATCATAACATAACAGACCCGACTGACATCTCTACTTTACAATTAAACGGTTATCCTATTTGGACCGGTGCGGAAACTGTTTCGGAATACTACAACGCTCTAAGAGTAAGAACTGGTGCTGCTATCGCAACAGGACACAATAACACAGGACACGTATTCGGACTATACTTTCAAGTATTAAGAAATTACATTAGCGATGTAGACGACAGCGGAAGACTTAAAGATATTGCTGCTATTATTGTAAGTGCAGGACATCTTGATCTTAACCCAGCAGAAACTCCTTTGACTGATAATGTCTATGGAATAAATGTTGCTCCGTATTATTCAACTGGAACTATAACTAACTATTATGATTTGTACTTAGGTTCTGGTGATGGTGTTGCTGGT